AATCCAGCACATACGCCACATCGTCCATCGTGATATTGCGGTTGAACATCGTGTCACGATTGAACTCGAGGCGGATCATCCACTTGCTGAAGGTATCTGTGCCTTCGGCGCCTTCTGTGCCTTCTGTGCCTTCTGCGCTATCGCTAGCAGAGACCATGCCCGCCGATAATTGCCTCTGCTCAAACAGTCCATAGAACTTGATCAAATCGCGATCCTCCTCTACTACCGTCTCAAGGTCCTTCGGATCGTAGTAGAGTCCCACAGTCTTGACAATGTCGCGGAGCATCGTCAGTTCCAGGTCCTGCGCCACCTCACGCGCCTTCTCCTTGCTATCACGGAACTCGGGCTTCAAGAAGATGCTGAGTGACGTGGCCTTCGGCGACTTGGTCACCTTGAAAACCTCCTTCAGGCGCGGCACACCTCGGGTCATACCCGACTTGGCTGCCACGCCGGCTAGATGGAACGTGTTGAGCGTGTTATGCACCAGGATATTGTCATCCACCATGAATGAGTCATTACCAGGAACCGTGAAGTCATATACATATTCCTTGGGATCATCCAAGTAGACCAGATCCACGATTTCATCCCACATGACGTCGGCTGCCAAAGCAGACTCTAGCATTTCAAGGGAAGCCTTGAGTGTCGAATCAGCCTTAGATCCCATAGTATCCGCTGCAGCCTTGAAAACATCCATATATTTCTCCAGGGTTTGTCTCCCAATTGACTCCTTCTTTGCCCAGCGGCCATATGTGCGCGAGTGCCCAGGAAGGGCAAGTAGTCTGCCAACCTTTGCCACAATATGACCAACCTCCGGAATCTTGTCAATCATCTCCTGCTTGTTATGCGCACCAGTGCGCTCATTGTATTTTACAATTTTAGATAGCGCCTCAGCCTTCTCATTCAAGGAGAACCCGATAGTGGCCTCATAGAGGGCCGCATACTTACGAGGGATTGTGAGAGTGAACTGGGTCTTATCGGGTATTCTGACAGATGCCTCGCTGCCTAGTAGGCCAAACATGGAGCAATAGCCCAGCAGCCTGTTAATGTCCTTCAGGAGGCCCTCGCAGCGAGAGGATGCGCGAATCAGATGCCTGTCCACACACACGTTGCCATCACCGTCAAAGAATCCGCCGATAAGGCCCTTGATGAAAGAGACAGGGGCATGATAGGCTAAGGCGCCGACCCTCTTTGTATAGGAGCCTTCCTTGAAAGTCGACTTCAAGAAGTCCTTGAGGTCCTTACTCACGAGTATATTATCTTTGGAAGGACCAAAGGCGCCCTGCTTCATTATTGCCTTGAACGGCATATTATGTTCCTTTGCAAACGCCGATAGTTTTGTTTCGACTATCGGAGCAATCTTACAAATTTCAATATTCTTACCATTGAGCGACCCATCTGCCAAATAAATACCACATATCCAGCCAAACTCCCTGTCGAGAGTAAACGTGGTATCACCCTGCTTTACGGATTGTGTAGGGTTCGGCGTAACAGGGATGAATTTGGCAACAGGGATACGCATTCCAACTTTCAGATCGCTCCCAAGCACGGGAACAATTCCATTGGAAGAGCGCTTCAAGAAGGAGTGAGACAGTGTTGCGGTCGTCTTCCTGCCGCAGCGCGTATGCACCTCTACAAGGCCGCCGTTGGCGGGGTGACGACTTACCTGGGAAATAGGGCGCCAGGAAGTCTTTTCATCCGTTGAAACACCCAGGATGCGAACCGGCGTATCGAGGTCCAATACTGCGCTATCTTTGCCAATTTTCACGGGCGCCCCACCCTTTAGGATATTGTCAATGAGCGGTCCAATTGGGCCCGCGTAGGGCTTACCATTCACATCTGCGACAACAAATGATGAAGATATGCATGACATCTGCGTAGCGGGCTCACCAATACTCTGTGCGGCAATGATACCCACCTGCTCACCAGGCTGCGCCCAGGCCGCCCAGTTCTTTACCAGGATCTGCTCGATCAGTGCATTAAACGCGACCTGCGTGAAGCGGTGTTTGACCACCGTGTTGTGCGGGCCGAGATGGAACCGAAGCATCGCCCCCCACATCCGGTGAAATGGAAGTGTCCTCGCGTGCAGGTCCTTCAAACGATCAAAGACATACTCCGGTGTCAGATCTGTCTTATCCACCGTCTTCAGATTGAATTTCACCTTGATGTTCATGATCATCCGATCCAAGTTCATCGGCCCCATTAAGCCCTTGGCCCGTCCATTTCCAAAGACACCGTCGACCAGCATCTTGCGATCCGCCAGCACCTGGTCCACAAAGTCATTCACTGTCTCCGCATTCTCCACGCGCGGCACAGAGAGAACCTCATCCCACTTCGCGTCGCGCATACTGATCAGTTTCCGAATGTCATCCTCGCTCATCGTGTGGATGGGGAGGCCCTGGGTCTCCACCTTCGTCGAACTGAGGCCATCCTCGCCATAGTGAAACTGGACAATGGAGCCGCGCGCGTCTCTCACAGTCCCGTCATGTTGCGTGACCAGATCCTCCATCGCCTTCACCATCTGTCTCTGCAGATAGCCAGTCTCCGCCGTCTTCACTGCCGTATCAATCAGACCCTCGCGACCCGACATAGCGTGGAAGAAGAACTCCTGCGGTGTCAGGCCCTTCACGAAACTGTTCTCGACGAAACCGCGCGCCTCTGCGCCGTCGTCGAACTTCTTATAGTGTGGCAAAGTGCGGTCCGTAAAACCATACGGGATACGCCGACCCTCAATGTTCTGCTGGCCCACGCACGCCACCATCTGTGATACGTTGATCGTGCTGCCCTTCGAGCCGGCCTTCAACATGCTAATCATGCGGTTCTCCTGGGCCAGCGCCTTCTGACCCAATTTACCCAGTTCCTCAATCGCCTTGTTCAATTTGCCGAACACCTGACTCTCAAACTCATCCTGATTCGTCTTACCGGTGTTGTTGTCGAAGAGATCCATATGCACCTGGAGAATGATCTCGTCGATCTCCTTCTTGCGCTTCTGGACAATCTCGTTCATCGTCAGCAGTGTCGCATCATCGGCAACAAGATCTGAGAGGCCAACGCTGAATCCGCTCATAATCAAGTAGGCTTCGATCGTGCTCTGCACGGAATCAAGCAGATTCACCGCAGCCGTCGCACCAAAGTCGTTATATGTGGTGTGAACGATACCTACACCTGTCTTGTTCAGCACATCGTCATCGACGATGCCCCCCGGCTGAATGATGCCGTTGCGGATTCTCACCATATTGTCCTGGGTCGGATCGTCATCATAGAACTTGTTCTTCAGGTCAGTGTTGATTGGCGGAAGCAGCATGCTCAGCACTTGCTGCCCCGACCATCTGGCTGAGCCATTCACCATCTCTGGCTCCGGGAGTTGCCCGTCGAAGCGCTTGTTCCACATCATCAGATTCATGTATTCGCGCCGGGTGAACCTCTCGCCCTGCTTCGTCATACGGTGCGAACCCAGAAGAGCGTCCTGCACTACCTTGATCACCGGCTTCTGGTGTCTCGGCGAGATCATCTGATACGGGACGGCCGCGATGTCCTGGAGTTCCTGTGTGGCCTGGGCACTCTGAGGAATATGGGCATTCATCTCGTCACCGTCAAAGTCGGCGTTATAAGGGCTCGTTACGGAAACATTGAGACGGAAGGTATTATACGGCAGAACGCGCACTCTGTGTCCCATCATCGACATTCTGTGAAGCGTGGGCTGCCGATTGAAGAGCACCATGTCACCGTCCATCATATGGCGATTCACGAGATCGCCATTATAGAGGACGATCTCCTTCGTATTCACATGGGCCAGACTTATCATACGCCCGTCCTTCCGGACTAGCGTCTTTGCACCGGGATACGTAGTGGTCCCGTTCTGGACCAACTTATAGAGTTTGTCGCGATTGTAGTCGGTCACACGCTCGGGCACCGTGAGATTCATCGCAATGCGTATAGGAACACCAAGTTCGGCAATCGAGATATTCGGGTCCGGCGTGATAACGGAGCGTGCCGAAAACTCCACACGCTTGCCCTGGAGATTGTAACGAATGCGCCCCTCCTTTGAGCCGAGGCGCTGCTGAATGGACTTAAGAGGTCGGCCGCCACGCTGGGCTGAAGGCGCGACACCGGGGATCTGGTTATCGACAAGAGTGGCAATGTGATACTGGAGAACATTTGTCATCTCGTCGATATTGCTCTTGTTCGCCTTCGATCCGTCGGCGTCGATCTTAGACTGCAGCATTTTGTTGGTTTTGATGATTTCAAACAACTTATGTGTCAAGTCGTCTTCGGAGCGCTGGTTGTTCTCCTGCACTACGGAAGGCCGCACTTGCGGCGGAGGAATCGCAAGAGACGAGCATATCATCCAGTCCGGACGACACCAACGGGGATTGAACCCCATAAATACGACGTCCTCGTCGGTGATACGGCGAAAGAGGCGCTGCACATACTCTACTTCGAGAGGCTGCTTCATGGAGTCGTGGCGCACACCTGACTTTGCATTGTTGACCTCCTCCCACTCGGCCACGATTCGGGCGATACCCTCGCGCTTGTAGCGGTCCGGCTGTCTTGCACCGCAGCCGTCCTCTGTCTCCTGGCCGCAACGGTATATCTTGCCGCATGCCTCGAGTAATTCCTTCCACCGCCCTTCCCCCTTCTTTTGTTTAATGGTCGCGCGCAACTCCTTGTCAACCAGGAGTTTGCTGCAACTGATACAGACACAACTGAGGATATTCAGAATCATAGGAAGGAATTGAATGTAATAGACTGGCCTCGCAATTCTATAGTGGCCAAAGTGCCCGGGGCAGTTATTATTCGATTGGCCGCAGGAGCGACACTGCTTTCCGTTTTCCAAGACACCCATGCGTGGATCGAAAAGGCCACCGATTTTTGGCTCAGAGCCTTCATACGTCGCATTGGATGTGATTTCAACTACGGAGCGCCGCTCAATTTCGTCTGGGCTGAAGATGCTGAATTGGATTCCGAGAATTGGCTCGATCTCAGAGTTACTACTGGCGGCCATCTCTGAGGTTATGTCTGTTCTTTTCTAAGCCGGGAAATAACCTCAATTTTTGGAGTGGGGGCTATTACTCAATATTTAATTTAGGTATAATGCAATCTAACATGATTCCATTGTTCGCCCTATAACTGCACAGGCAATACGGCGCCCTGAATGTCCCGTCGTTAATGAATCCGCCTTGTTACCGAGCCCAAGATCATCTGCATCTTCATGCACAATTAATGAGCGGCCAAACAGTTCCTCTGCCGAGAGGTCCCGTATAATATATTTATATGTGCCGGCGGATGAAATATTCCCCAAGTCCCCTGTGTGCCTTAGGCCCTTTGATCCAGGTGGCCCTCCATGAGTTCCAGGCTGGGAACCCTTATGAAAGTGTGCACAAGCACCCTTACAACCTTCACCACGCAGATCTCCCGCCCTGTGAATATGAAACCCATGCTCTCCCGCCGGTAACTTTGTAAATATGGCCTCAACTACTATACTAGTACCCTTGTTAGTGAAAGTAACATCCCCCTTTACACTTCGCGTATTGAATACGGCAACTGCATGTGGCTGCGCCTGTGCCTGTGGCTGCGCCTGTGCCTGTGCCTGTGGCTGCGCCTGTGGCATATCTATAGATGTAGAAGACAGTTTAGACCCATCTTTGCGGTCTAAAACACCCTCATCTTTATAGTCTAATGGACCCTCCACTCGAACCAATTCGAAGTATATCCGAATTCAAAGAACACGATAAAGAACAGGGTCTTACCCGAATCTACGACTATCGAACAACGACATCAGAACACTATGTTTCTGCTTGCCAAGAAATCGACATCATCGAATCAATGACATGGGGAAAAATGCTGTTCATGAATGGCACCCTTCAGAGCACAACTCGTGACGAGGTCATGTATCATACCACTCTTGTGCACCCCCTTCTCGACTGTCTATCGAAACGCTCACGTGTTCTTATTCTGGGAGGTGGAGAAGGTGCCACTGCACGCGAAGTCTTGCGGTGGAAGGATGTCTTGGATGTGACGATGGTAGACTATGATAGGCAGTTCGTAGAAATGATGCGAGCCACGGCGAACGGCTATGCGTGGTCAAGAGGCGCCTTTGCCGATAAGAGGCTCCATATTACATATGCAGACGCTTGGGAATTCATGACCTCGGCTGCACATTATAATGCCGTCATCGTTGATTTAACCGATCCAGATCTGGATAAAAATGACTGGAAATCTCTACTCTATTACGTCTTCACCTCCATCGTGCCCCAGAAAGGCGGCTTCGTCATGAACGCCGGACCCTATATTCCCTGGGACACGGCGCGTCTATCGAGACTCAAACACATGGTCGAGACACTCTGTCTTATGAACCGCGGATACAAGTATTACATCTATACGACATACATACCGAGTTTCCACAGCGAATGGACCTTTATCGCAGTAGCATACGCATCCCAATTCATGAAAGAACCTGACCACGTAAGAGTTATACCTGAGTGGATTCGCCGCTCGACGAGAGTTCTAGAGAATACGCTAATAGATAAGCCAGTGAGCACTATACCTGACATCGCCACTATTTCGGCAAACAGTGGAAAGTAATGGCCTAAATCGAACACTCTTCTACAAACAGACATGCCTCCAAGAAAGACTATTTGTCTTAATATGATCGTCAAGAACGAGGCTCATATTATAGAAGATACATTGAAACACTTGGACAAATATATCAAGTTCGACTACTGGGTGATTAGCGACACGGGCTCCACCGATAACACGAAGGAGATCATCAAAGACTTCTTCAAGGCCAAGGGCATTCCTGGCGAGTTACAAGAAGAGGCCTGGCAAGATTTCGGCTACAATAGAACCAAGGCATTCGAGGGCGCCTATGGTAAGGCAGATTATGCCCTGGTCTGGGACGCAGACGACGAGATTTACGGGGATTTCAAGATGCCCGAAAATCTGGATGCCGACTGCTATAAGTTCACCTTTGGCAACGCAGAAGGTATGCGTTACTCGAGGCCCCAACTCTTCAACATGCGAAAGCGCTGGTGCTACAAGGGCGTCTTACACGAATACGCGAATTGCTTGGAGCCATGTGGCCCCAATGTCGATGTACCTGGAAACTACTATTTCATCTCTGGGCGTCGTGGAGATCGCAGCAAGGACCCTAACAAGTATCTGAAAGATGCCATGGTTCTGGAGAAGGCGTCGGCGAAGGCCCTGGCGGAAGGCGATCCGCTTTACAACCGCTATATCTTCTACTGCGCCCAGAGTTACAACTCATGTAACATGCACGAGAAGGCGATCGAATTCTATAAGAAGGCACTGACTCTGCCACTCTGGATTCAGGAGAAATACGTGTCGTGTATGGAGATATACGACCAATATGTGCTTCTGAATCGGGCGAATGAGGGTCTCCATTACCTCGTAGAATCATATCAATACGATCCAACACGCGTAGAATGCTACTACAGGCTTATCAAGCACTATTGCATCAATGGCCCCGTCGAAGTCGCCTTTGCGTATTATGGTCTGATCCAGGAATTCTTCGAGAACCGCTATGATGGATCTGTGCTCGGTGAGAAGTTGTTTGCCAGACGCGCCGAATATGATTTCTACTTGCCCTATTACATGATCATCGTGGCAGATCGTATGAAGCGCTATAAGACAAGTGTGAAGATGTGCGAGATTGTATTCAAAAACAAGTTTGTAGCGCCAGAGTGGTGGATGCGCAATCTGTTCCACAACATACAGTTCTGTATCAACGACATGCCCTCAGATCTGGGATTTCTAGAGAACATGCTCGCCTACGTGGAAAAGGCGAGACAATCGGGTGTCACACTGGAGCCCAATCACTATCACATTATTGGACGCGTAGTGGATCGCTATAGGGACCCTTTAGCGGCACCAAGCCTTCTGGCAAAGCAGATTCAGAACCGGCCTGTGAAGCCGACGATCATGTTAACCATCACGACATGCAAGCGCCTGGATCTCTTTCTGAAGACAGTGAATTCCATGTTGAATTGTTGGACAGATATTGGCCACATCGACTACTTCTACTGCGTCGATGACAACTCGAGTGAGGAGGATCGCAAGGTGATGCGGGAGTCATACCCCTTCTTTGACTATTATATGAAGGGACCTGAGGAGAGAGGTCACCGCGAGAGCATGAATGTAATCTGGTCTAAACTAGCCGAGGTGAAACCGCAGTTCTGGATTCATCTGGAGGATGACTGGCTCTATTTCAAGAAGGAGGCCTACGTGGGGAGGGCTCTGGAGGTCCTCACGAAGTATGAGTCGAAAGGGGTCCACCAGGTCGTCTTTAATAAGAACTATGGTCTGATGTTCTCTGACTTGGACAGGGTGGGCGGGATTCCGTTAGACAAGGGCACCGTCCTACATGAGAAGCGGGAGGGGCTTGTGGGGAAAAACTGCGGATATTGGCCGCACTATTCCCTGCAGCCCTCTATGATGCGCACCAAGGTAGCGCTGGAACTCGGCAATTATAATTCACCGAATAAGTTCTTTGAGCGCGACTATGCGGACCGCTATTTCGCCAAGGGCCATATGACAGCGTTCTTTGAGTCCATCTACAGTATACATATTGGAAAACAGCACTGGGAGAAGGAAGGAATGAACGCCTATGCCTTGAATGAGGTATCGCAATTTAATGGGGCAGCGGCTTCTACTGCTGCTGCTACTCCTGCTGCGGCTACTGTTGTGAAAATAAATGACGGCCCACTGCCTCGTAATGGCACGATGCGCCAGCATCTTGACTGGTTTTTAGAGAGGGTCAAGTCAGGAAAGCCCTTCGGCCTAATCCGCCCCAGCGACGGTGAGCGCAAAATTATGCTGGGTGAGACTCTGACGAACTGCGACCACTGGACATTTAAGGAGGGCGGTTCCCTCCAAAAGATGCTGCTCGAGGCCGTGAAGATTTATCACCCTGACCTCTACATTGGCATCCCGTGTAACACGTGCAATAAGCCGTGGAACTGCACGCCGGCGATTTACAAGGATTTCATCGAGAAGTTTCACGTCCCCGTGGGCCAGCGCACCTATGCCAATGTATTCGGCAATTCGAATTGGAGCATCTTTATAGAATTCCTCAAGTCCTACGAAAAGGGTTTCTATCTTGTGACTTCGGGCACTACTCCCACGGAGGCAATGAAAATCAAGGGCCGTCATATAATCGACGCCAAACTCGTGAATCGCTGGGACACGGAGGGCTCTACCGAGACGGAGCGTGTTCTGCGCTATATGGAGGACAAGAAGGGTGAACTCATCCTGTTTTCTGCTGGGCCCCTGTCGAAGGTGTGGATTCCACTATGTATGCGACTGAATCCCGACAACATGTATGTGGACGTAGGGGGGTCTATTGACCTTTTTACAAAGGGCGCTTCGAACCGTTTCTATACGAACCAGGCACACCCCTTTGCCAAGGAGGTATGCCAGTTCCGCATTGTTGAGGGTCTCCAAGGATATGACTACGTATTTAAAACATCCATAGATGGGTTCAGACAATGTGAGGATAAGGCTACCCTCTTCAAGTCATTCCGTAGACAGCACGCTGTCTATGGGTTCACTGATAACGGTGATCGGCCGCCTGATCAGGAGGCGGTCACTATCGCCAAGGAGTTGAACGAGACCATGTATGAAGAATATATGGGGCTTCTGAAGGGGCGGGCAATGGTAGGATATGAAGGCTCTACAGTAAACTATGCAGCCTATACGAATCTCGACAGCCGGCATGTGATGATGTCGATCCTACTCTTTTCCGCCTTACCTGAGCCGATTTCCACGATCGTAGAAATCGGCGGGGGGTTTGGAAACTGGTTATATCTGAATAGGGCAAAGGACTTTGAGAAGTGGATCACCGTCGACTTGCCGCACGTGGGTGAACTGCAAAGGTATTATCTTGGAGAGACCGGTGTTGATCTAAAGAGGTGGACGTCTGTATCTGCCTTCGACTACAAGGAAGTAGAGGCGGAGAAGGTGGATCTGGTCATCGGTGCACATTCGCTGAGTGAACTGGCCATTGAGATTTTCGAGGACTATTTTCAGCGGGTC